TCGTCGGCAGCGTCAGATGTGTATAAGAGACAGGAGCCTTGCCGGCGGCGTGGCCGGGGCCATCGCCGGTGCGGTGAAGGATGCTGCTAAGAACGTGGCGCAGGGCAGCTACTCCGGCGGGAGCTACGGTGGAAGCTCCGGCAGTTCCGGCGGCTACTCCGGCAGCGGCTACAACAACGGCGGCCTGAGCGCTGACCAGGTCCGGCAGATGCAGGAATACTACGGAACCACCGCGGACGGCCTGTGGGGCGCGAATTCCAAGGCGGCAGCGGGCGGCATGAGCGCCGCCGAGGCGTGGAACGCCTACCGGGAGGCACTGGCGCAGGACGAGCTGAACGGCGATATGTCGTGGGAGAACTTCCTGGACCGCATGGGCGGCGCCGACTATGAGCAGCGCCTGCGCGATGCCGTCAACGCGCAGGTGCAGCAGGCCGTAAACGACTACAACCGCCAGATCGAGCAGGCGGGCACCAGCCACGAGGAAGCGGCGCGCCGGGCGTACATCAACAAAATGCTGTCCCAGCGGAACATGGAACAGGAGCTGGCGGCCAGCGGCGTGTACGGCGGCATGGCGGACAGCCAGCGGATCGCGGCGGAGGCCGACTATCAGAACGACCTCACCGACCTTGAGACACAGTACAACGACACGATGGCGCAGCTGCGGCAGGCCATCACGGCGGCCCGACTCTCTGGCGACGCGCAGATCGCGGAGCAGATGGCAAACTATCTCAGCCAGGTACAGAGCGAGTACCGGAACTATCTGCAGGAGCGCATGGCCGCCCGGCAGCAGTCCGCCGGCGGCACCGCGAGCTATCAGTCCTACGGCGGAGGCGGGGTGGCCACGCAGGAGCAGGGCAGCGCCGCAGGGGCCGGCACCGGCCTCGGCAATTACAACGCCGTGAAGAATAACATCATGCTGTACGCCTCCCGCGGTATGACCGGCGTGGCCAACCGCCTTATCCAGCAGGCGTGGGGGCAGCTGAGCACGGCACAGCAGAACGACCTCGCGGCGACCATGAGGCAGAACGGCTGGACAAGCTGACAGGAGGGCTCTATCATGGCTAAGAAGTCTATGGCTATGACCATCACCGAAAAAAAGACCAAGCAGAGCAAGGCAGGGGCGCGCATTGCGTCCCTGCCCTCTGCGCTTCCTGCGCTGCAGATGCCGAAGCTGAATACTCCGGCAAAGACATCGGGGACGCAGATGCCCGTGCTGGGGAAAACCACGTCCAAGGGCGTGCAGTCCGTGGCGAACGGATCCGGCACACAGAGTGGCGGGAGAACCACGGCACCGAAGGTAAAGACCGTGAAGCCGGCGCAGCAGTCGGCGACAGACCGGGCAGCGAACATTCGCGCATTCGGAGCGGGCGACTACTCCGGCGGCGGGGAGCTGCTGGAAAAGGCGTACAAGACCGCACGCGCCGCGGTGAAGGGCATCGGATCCTCCTACGCCAACATCGGCGGCAGCGCCGTGGAGGGCATGGGCAACCTGCAGGAGATCATGGAGAAGGGGGAGTACGACAAGAAGATCCAGCAGATGAAGGACAACAAGGCCTTCTATGAGCAGGCCCTAAAAACCGGCGTCAACCCCCGCACCGGCAAGAGGCTGACGGTGGACGAGAGAAGCCGGTACTACAAGATACTCAACACGCAGTACACCGACGGCAAGATCGCCGAGATGGAGAATATCTACAAGGAGGCTACGGCGAGCCAAAAGGCCCGGACGATGGAGACCGCCAACGATGCCTTCGCCGCTTCGGACCGGCTGAAGGCCAGCGCCGACAAGGACGTGGCCGCCGCCAAGGAGGGCAGCGGCAAGGCGGGGCAATTCCTTGTGGATCTGGGCTACACCGGCACGCAGCTCCTGGCCGACCTGGCGGCGAACGCCATCGCACCGGGCGCGGGCATGGTATCCATGGCCAGCCGCGTATACGGCGACGCCTCCGCCGAGGCCCGGCGGGAGGGTAAGACAGCCGGGCAGCAGGCGCTTTCCGGCCTGAAGGGCGCCACAATCGAGGTGCTGACGGAAAAGCTGTTCGGCGGTCTCGCCAAGGCCTACGGCGCCGGTACGGCGGACGAGCTTGTGGAAAAAGTGGCCGACAAGCTGACCAAGACAGAAGCAGGCCAGCGGGCCGCTGTGTGGCTCATCAACTCCGGCGGTGAAGGCCTTGAAGAAGTCGTTTCCGACGTGTTGAACCCGCTGGCGGACCGGGCGCTGGGGCTGGACGACGGCACCGGGGCCATCTTCACAACGGACGACGCGGCGCAGATGGCCTATGATTTCCTGCTGGGCGGCACTATGGGGCTTATCGGCAGCAGCGGCCAGCTTCGGAGAGGTCGGACGGTGCAGATGCCGACGCTGGAGCGAACGCAGGATACCAGCACGGCGGAAATGCCGCAGTTTGCCACGGAACCGGCGGCACAGGACGTGCAGACGGCACCGGTCGTAAACTTTGACGCCGAAACGCAGAACGCCGCAGAGAGGCTTACAGAGCCGAATACGGCGGCGGGGAAAATCACCATGCCGCGGGTGACGGACGCCGCAGGGAATACATACGCCCAGCGGCAGGCGGCGGCGACGTTCAACGACGGCTCCAAGAGCGACGCAGAGGGCGTTCTTGGCCTGCTGCGGTCCAATATCCCTGCCCTTGAGGGCATAGAGCCGGTGGCCAATGTGACCGGCCAAGAGGTGGGGAAAACCGGCAGGGCCACAGACCGGGTGTATAACTTCTTCCAGAGCATCGGCGGGAAGGTGCGCCGCGAAGGCTTCGGTGACGTGCTGTTCTCCAAAAGCCGGGTGAGAAACAGCGTAGTCGGACACGGATCGGGAGAGGCAAAGATCCAACTGGCGGCGGCCGTACCCGGCGTAATAGAAAACGGTGTGCAGATCAACTACACACCGAACTGGAAGGGGAGAGGGTACGACAGCTATGTGTTTGCCGCGCCTGTGACCTATGATGGGAAACAGACCTATGTGACAGCCATCGTGACAAAGGATGATGCGAACCGCTATTATCTGCATGAGGCGCTGGACGCGGAGGGGAATGTGCTTTATAAAAAAGCAGAGGGCTACGACGCCGCCTCCGATAGGCCCACGGCAACACCGCAGGACACTATAGCTGACATCGAGCCCTCTATTGATAGTATAGCACAGACGGAGGGAGATGTCAACGAGGTGGAGATGCCGGTGATAGGGGAGAGTGCACCGAGCGCATTTGTGCGGGACGGCAATATCATCCGGCGGGATACCTCTGAGGCGACGCCGGCAGATGCCATGACGTGGCAGGATGTGTACAACTACGAGAGCCGCAGCGACGCACCGGCAGAGGTGACACAGGAGCCTGTCTCCGCGGCAGACCGGGCGGAGATGGATGCCTATATGGACGCGCTGGCGCAGGATGAGAACATCCTCACAGATGATCCGTACACGCCGGAGGATGCCGTGTATGACGCGCAGCTCCGGCGGCTGCAGCAGAGCGAAGCACCTCCGGCGGCAGAGCGGGAACAGGTCTTGCAGGCCGACCTCGACGAGCTGGCCAGCCTGTACGCCGACCAGGCGGACGTGATCGGCCGCAGGGAGTACCTGCAGGACGCGACCTCTGACATGGTCACGGACAAGACAACACCGAAAAAGCAGAGCAAGCGAGAGGCTGCCCGCGAAGCGTGGGACTTCTTCTACCGGAAGATGGTGGATGCCGGGCACAGCGTCACGAAGCTGTCTGAGGCGGTCAGCGATCCATACCTATATCAGTTCTACAACCAGGCACGGGCGTCGTCCTCTGCCGGGGTGAACATGATCACGGATGCCCAGACGGACGTGAGGGGCAGGAAGGTGGGGAACAGCCTCAACGATGTGTTCTCGCCCATCCGCGCAAGAGGGGAGGACCTCTACCACGACTTCCAGCTCTATATGTTCGACCTGCACAACATCGACCGCATGAGCCTGTCCGAGGGCAAGACGGAAAAGGTGCTGGAGGCGAAAGCGGCGCTGCGCGACTTCGACACCGAGAACCCGGATATTCGGACGGACACCGCCGCCCAGCTCCACCGGCTGACGGAGGATCCGGATCCGGACATCGCGGCGCTGGCGCGTGAGAGGGAGAGGCTGCTGCGGAATTTGGACAAGGCCGAGGCCATCCAGGACAAGCCGGTGTTCGACTATGAATTTTCCGCAGAGGACAGCCGGGCCCGCGCCGAGAAGCTGCTGGCGCAGCACCCGGAGTTCGCGGAGTACCAGGCGCAGGTACGGAAGTACATCGACAACATGATGCAGTACCGGGTGGACAGCGGGCTTATGACACAGGAGAACGCGGACTTCCTCAAGGAGTTCTATCCCAACTATGTGCCCACCATGCGCGTGCAGGACAAGGACGCCGCGGGCCGGGGCCGGGATCTGAACGCGGTGCGTATCGGCAAGACGGTGGGCCGCGCACAGGGCGGCACGGAACGCCTGGTGCCGCTGCATGAAGCGCTGGGCAAGCAGACGATGAAGGTCGTGCGTGAGGGCAGTAAAAACCGCTTCGCGGACCGCCTGCTGCGCGACTATCTCCGGACGGGCGACACGGACGCGGTAAACCGCTACGTCAAGGAGGCGAGCCAGTACGAGCATGAGTTCAACCCGGAGACACTGGACGATGCCGCCATCGAAAGGCCCAGCAAGGACAAGATCGTCACGGCCTATATGGATGGCAAGCTGTGGGAAATGACGGTGGACGACACGTTGTTCGACGCCGTGAAAGCGCTGTCGCCGGATACGGCGGAGAGCAACAAGCTGACGCGCGTGGCCCGCGGCGCCAACAACCTGTTCAAGTCGCTGGTAACGGGCTACAACCCCACGTTCCTTGCCAGGAACGTGATCCGAGACCTGCAGACTGCGGGACTGAATACGCGGGACGCTGCGGCGTTTGCGCGGAACTATCCGCGGGCGCTGGCGGAGATAAAGAACAACGGGGAATACTGGCAGCTCTACAAGGCGCTGGGCGGCGTCTACTCCTCCGTGTTCGACTACACCACCGGCACCGTCAAGGAGCCGAAGGGACGGATGGGCAAGGTGATGGCGCGTGTGGAGGCGCTGAACATGGCGGCGGAGCAGGCCCCGCGTCTGGCGGAGTTTATGGGCGTCATGCAGGAGGCGGAGGCAGCAAAACAGCGCGGCGAAGCGGTAAGCGACCTCGCGGCCGAGGCAGACGCGCTCTATGCCGCCGCCGATATCACCGTGAACTTCGGACGCTCCGGCTCGCTGGGCAAGGTGCTGAACGCCAACTATGTACCCTTCCTGAACCCTGGCGTGCAGGGGCTTGACAAGCTCGTCCGGCGGGTGACGGAGACCAAGGGCGCAAAGGAGTGGGCCAAGCTGGCGGCGCGGGCCGTGGCGCTGGGCATCGCTCCGTCCCTGCTGAACGCGCTGGTGTACCACGACGATGACGAGTGGGACGATCTGCGGGACAGCGACAAGGACACGAACTATATGTTCAAGCTGGGCAACGGCTACTGGCTGAAGATCCCGAAGGGACGCGAACTGTCCCTGCTGGGCATCACGGCGGACCGCGTGGCGGATGCGGTGAGGGGGGAGGACGTGGACATTCTCTCCACCATCAACACCATGGGCAACCAGGTCGCCCCGGCGAACCCGCTGACCAGCAACATATTCTCCGCGCTTATCGACTCGCAGCTCCTCAACCCGGACAGCCCCGGCCGGACGTGGTACGGCGGAGACATTGAGAGCCAGCGCCTGCAGAACTATGCACCGGGCGAGCGCTACGACAGCAGTACGGACGTGTTCTCCAAGGCCGTGGGCAAGGCGCTGGGCATCTCGCCGAAAAAGCTAAACTATGTGCTGGATCAGTACAGCGGCGTACTGGGCGATTTCCTCCTGCCGGTGCTGACACCGCAGGCCGAGCGCGGTATGTTTGAAAAGGCCTTCACGGTGGACGCCATGAGCAGCAACCGCGTAAGCGGCGACTTCTACGACGAGGCCAACGAACTGAAGTATGCCAAGAACGCCGGCGACGTGGCATCCGGCGTGGTGAGCCGCTGGTGGAACAAGCAGCAGACCGCCTGTTCTGACCTGTGGAAGCAGATCCGCGAGGTGGAAGCGTCCACGGAGCTGTCCGACAGTGAGAAAAAGCAGCAGACGCGAGAGCTGAAGGCCATCGTGACCGGCATCCAGAAAAACGCCATCGCGCAGGAAGACGTGTTCCGTGCCGCTGTGGAAAGTCACCTTGCGGCCGGAGAGGATGAGGACACCGCGTACCGCGAGGCCAACAAGGGCTGCTTCGGCGCCGAGTACGCCCTGCAGGTATACAACAAGGATGTATACGAGAGGGCACAGGACGCGAAGCAGAACGGCGTGTCTTATGACGACTTCTATACATACTACTTCGGAACGAAGGGTATCAAGGCCACCAGCACGGAGAGCGCCGTATCCCAGAAGTTCGATTATCTACAGCAGTCCGATATCAGCAAGGAAGCGCAGGCGGAGATCTATTTCGCGGATATGGCCAGCGACAAGACGCTGCTCACGCAGGCTGAGCTGGAAATGTCTGCGGGGATCACGGCGACGCAGTATTACAATTACAAGGCAGCCACGTCGTCCATGAGCAAGAAGGCCGAGAAGCTGGAGGTTATCGCGGCCATGGATCTGACCTCCGAGCAGAAGGATGCACTCTACTACTCGGAAGGGTGGGCCGAGAGCAAAATCTATGAAGCGCCGTGGCGCTCCGGCAGATCCGCGGGCGTGTCTATGCCGGTGCTGGGCGGCAGCGGCGTGACCATGCCTGTGCTGGGTAGCCGGGAGAGCTCCGGCGTACAGATGCCTGTGCTGGGCGGCGGCACGGTGAAAATGCCGGTGCTGAAATGATTAAAGCCGGAGAGCTTAGGCTCTCCGGCTTTGCACTTTAAGACTAATTTCCCAGAACTGGCATTCGAACAACGGAACAGGAGGGGCACGCTCTGTACCCGTTGCTTAGGGCAAGCTCTGTATTGAATATCCAGTATCCGGCCGACAGGTCACATTTCGAGCAGGTGGGATCCCGGTGATACATACGTCCACCGGTAGGAACTACACAGGCGTTGTCTGCGTAAAGGGAGAGGGCGTCAAGCTCATCCCGTAGGCCCTTGACGGTGGACGTGAGGTTCGATATGCTGGTGCGCGCGTTGGCGTTGTTCTCCTGGGCGTCAAGCAGGTCTGCGCGGCACTCTGAGTAGGAGATCTCCCTCGCTACGCTGATGGCCAGCGAAGCAAGCAGCGCGACGGAGAGGATGATCACTGCGGTAGAGGGCCTGCGCCTGCGGCGTTTCTTCGGGGACACAGCGCGGCGCGGATCATAACCGCAATCGCAGGGGGAGCCGGAATGATTTAGACAGCCGCAAGCCGGACAGGTGTACCATGTGTCCGTGACAGGCTCGTCTGGCACCTCGGTATAATCGACGTCGACAAAATCCATAGCGATACCTCCTTTATGGCCTTAGAATAAACGAGACATCGGAATTTGTCAAATGCTATAGCAATTCTTGTCCACATTCTGTCCACATTTTTTCAGAAAAGCACAGAAAAACGTGGCAAAAAGAGGAAACGGACAGAAAGCGACCATGTGGGAAAAGCCTTGTGGCACAAGGCTTACGGGGAAAATTTGATAAAACGTGGAAAGACATAAAAAACCAAAAAGGGCATGGGCAACAATCCTATGGTCGGCGCGACCGTGGCCGTGGCTGTTGCGGTGGCCGAGGCTGTGAAAGCTTGATGGTACAAGGGCTGCGGGATTTTCGGCAAAATTGTGACTTCCTAAATAACGGGCGACGAATAGGCCGAAAACCCGGTTTTGTCCACATTTTGTCCACATTTTTTCTGGACGTGGACAAGAAATAGGCGAGAAAAGAGCGCTGCCGCCGGCAGCGCTCTTTAATTTGCGGCATACAGGCTTTCAAGCTTTTTGGCCGTATCGGCCTCCATTTGCTGCGTGAGGTGCTGGTAGATGTTGAGGGTGGTTTTGATATCCTTGTGACCGAGGCGCACCTGCACCGCTTTGGGAGGAACTCCGGCGAGGAGAAGCTCCGTGCAGTGCGTGTGCCGCAGCGAGTGGTAGTCGAAGGTGGGGCAAATGGCATCCGGGGATCGGACGCGGGATACCTTGCCGTCCTTCTGCACATTCCGCCAGCCGTGGATCACACGGCAGCATTCCTGCATGGTACGCGGACGGATAAGGGAGCCGTCGTCATTGACGTTGATCATGTGGATCTCCGTGCCGATGCCATCGGTGTTGAGTGTAAATGGGGGGACATCGTCCGCGGAGCTGCGTGCCGGGGTGATATATTGCCGTTGGAAATAGGGACCATAGGAGAGCTGCGCCTCCCGCTGGTGCTGCCGGGTACGTCGGAGCAGCGCCAGCGTTGCGCTGTCCAGCTGGATGGTGCGGTAACTGTCGTACTTCGGGGGAGCGAAATACAGCTCATCCGGAGAGCGCCTGCGTTCCTTCGGCGAGGTATCGCCGCCTCCGGGGCGGTATTGGATCTGACGGTTGACAGACAAGGTGGCAGCGCCGAAGTCTACGTCCTCCCACTGCAGGGCGAAAGCCTCGCCGAGCCGGAGGCCGCAGCGGTAGCCGAGAACAAGCGGGATGTGCATGGGATGCCCCTCCGGGAAGCGCTCAAATATCCGGCGAATGGTATCGGCGTCCAGAACGCCCCGCTGCTTAGTGCGCGTCTTTAGCATGGGCTGCGCTCCGCGCCGGGGGAGTTCGGCGTCCGGCACGGGGCTATTCTGGATAAACTTCATCTTTTTGGCGTATTTCATGGACTTGCTGAGGATGCCCTTTACACCCGCGATGGTGTTGCGGCTGTATCCGCGGTTGAACAGGTCGTCGATGAGCGCCTGCACAGAGGCGGTCTGGAGCGCAGATATGGGGTATTTGCCGATGGCGGGGACGATATGGTTCTTTATCTTCTTGCGGTAGTTGGTGAGGGTGGTATCTTTGAAGTTGGAAACACCGTAATTATCCAGCCAGTAGTTGAGGAAATCGGCCACGCTCATTTGGGACGGAGTGAACTTTAGACCGGAGTTCCGGTATTCCTGCCAGGCTGTCATGCCGGCGGCGTATGCCTCGCCGGCGGTATCGAAGCCGCCGCGGGAGATCCACTGCCGCTTGCCGCCGACGGACGCGGACTCGAAGCGGTATTCGTATTTCTTGCCTCGCCGGCGGGTAAGCACTTTACTGCCCATCTTTGCCACCTCCCGGCTCGTGGCCGATAAAAACGGTGTGGGATCGCTTCGTATACCGGGAAGACATACGAAGCAGACAGTGGCCCATGACGCAGGCGGCCGCGATGACCAGAAGCAGAATAAACCACGCGGCAAGCGAGATGTTGCCGCCGATGATAAGTCCCGCATTTGGGAGGCGAAAGTCCCAAATTAGATACCAGACTACAGCAAAGAACATAAGCGAACAGACGGTGATAAGCGAATAGGTACGCCGCGTCAGTTCGGAGCGGAGAGCATCGTTGCTATCCCGCAGACTGCGGATCTCGCCATTGCGCTCTGCCAGTTCCAGCTCAAGGGCACGGATACGCTGCTCCAGCTCCGCGCGCTGGCGCTCCGCCTCCGGCTTGACCGCGCCGAACATCTCGTCAATGGACAGGTCCAGGACGCGGGCCAGCGCTGCCGCCTGCACGATGGTAACGCCGCCGTTGCCGCTTTGGGCGTTGCGGACGGTGGAGTAGGGAACGCCGGAGCGCTCGGACAATTCCTCGTTGGTGAGGCCGCGGCGGGCCCGCGCCATGCGGAACGCTTCGGGGTATGCGCGGATGTATGGGGATAACTCGTCAATAACGGACATAGTGCTCCTCCTTACATAAATTACCCATATTGGGTAGCAATTCCCCAAATTGGGCAAATTTTTACCCGAATATAGGTAGGAAAAAATTGAGAAAAAACGCGAATTGTTAAAATAGGGCAGAAATTGTCAGGATAGCTCATTGACTTTTCGTCTACGCCGGCAGCATAATGAATACAGAAGGAAGCAGGAAGCCGGACGTAAAGGGGAGAGAAATGAGTTTAGATGACAGGATACTGGAAAGGTTCCAACTACTGACAGAGGACGAGAAGATCCTCATCCTCGTTGGCTTAATAGAGTCTCTATCTGGGCCAGCAGCAGACGCTTCTGATCCTCGGTCAGACAGCGCAGCAGCTCGATCAGCTTGACATCCAGAGGGGAAAGACCGTCGCCGGCCAGGGCGGCGGTTTTTTCTGTTTTTGCTAACTGTGCGAGGGCGGAAACGCGCTCATAGTCAAGAGCTATCCGGGGATCAATCCCTCGGTGAACAACAATTTTTAATCTATCCGCAGGGGACGCCCGCCAGTAATCCTCTAAAAGGTCGTCGGCCTCCCACAGGTTGATGGGGATGGAGTCTGTGATAAGATATTTCAAAGGGACCTTGACAGCGTCGGCATATTTTGCGGCTGTTGTCACTTTGGGGATGCGCTCGTCTTTTTCATAAAGGCTCACAATTTGCTTTGTGGAGCCAACAAGGTCGGCAAGCTGCTGTTGGGACAGACCGAGTGCCGACCTGCACAGTTTAAGTTTAGTTCCAAAACTCATGATTACACCTCCGAGATAATTAAAGCACAGTTATCAAACAGTGTCAACAAGAAAATGACGCGCAAAATATTTTCGCAAAATTATCAAACAATAGTTGACAACGAGGAAGTTCGGTGATAGTATAATGGCAAGTCAACTAAACGATGACCACGAAAACAAGGAGGGTAGCGACTTATGAATGAACTGCGCGGCATGATTTATACGCGCTTCAAAACAGAAGCGGACTGCGCCAGACAGCTTGGCTGGCCGAAACAGAAGCTAAACTACATAACCAACGGAAAACGAATGCCAGACATTAAGGACACGGTCGAGCTGGCCAATACATTGCAGGTTGATGTTGGCTCACTCATCTCTATTTTTTTGGCGAGAGAGTCAACTAAACAATGACTTGTGGCGTAAATAAGACCGCGCCCGGAGGGACGCGGTCGGCAGGGGACTATTTCTTTTTCTTCCGGGAACGCATGGCCCACTCATAGATGGCGACCGGGATCGCAAAGGCAATGACAGTCTCCGCGATGCCAAGCCAAAACTTGGTGCTCGCAATGAGCGACACGAGGTCGTCCCATGCCAAGTAGCAAAAGAGCAGTGCCGAGAGCGCTACGAGCAGTTTCTTCAAGGCGAAGCACCTCCCATTTAAGCCGGTATATCACGGCGTGGGGGCCGAAAGGATCTTGCTGACTTCGATCCATTGGCCGGTAAATGGAGCTAAAACACAGACGGCCTTGTCACCGATGCACTCGAAAAAGGGAAAACGATTATCACCATCGGGAATGTATCTTATGGGGGCATCGGAGCCCTCTTTTGCGAATACGAGAATTGTGTCGGATATGGCAAGCTCGTCTTTGGGGCCGCGCTTCTGTAATTCTTGGCATAGCGTATCCATAGGAACCTCGTAATTGACGCCTAATGGAGCGTCGAACTGAGGATCGTTTAGGTACACCTTGTCTTCGGCCACATAGGATACAAAAGCGTAATGGGCCAAAGTGGTATTGGGGGCCGGATGGTAATTCACGAACAGCTCAAGCCCCTGTTCGAGACAAAAAGGGATAAAAGTTCGCGGGTCTCTCGCGGAAACGACAGAACAATATAGGCCGCGCTTCTGCGCATATTGGGCAATGAGATTGTTATAGCACATTGGCCGCCCATTCCTGTCAGCGTCGGAGACTTGAGATGTGATTTCTTTCAGATTGCTTGGCCGAATTTTGTAATGCTCAAGCAACATGGCAAGGCAAGCTGCGCCACAGTTTCGCCCCTGATCAGACTGCCTGCGATGGGGTAGAGTGCGAGAAACAATCATAATACAATCCCACCTTTCAGGTTGAGTATATCACATTTACGAAAGACTGGCAAGAAGCCATAGGACAATCCCGGCGGGCGCAAGAGAGGAGGGCAGGACATGACGAACATAGAACAGCTGCCTCGGCTGCTGACGGTGCCGGAGGTGGCGGAGCTGCTGGGCGTCAACCAGGGGAAGGTACACGAGCTGCGGAAAAGCGGTCTGCTGCCTTTCTTGAAGCTGGGTGCCTACAAGTGCCGCCCGGAGGCACTGGAGGAATTCTTAGCGAAGTGGGAGGGCTGGGACATCTCAAATCCCTATCAACCGTGCGAAATGAACCCGGCGGAGACCGGGGGCAAATAAACAACAACAGGAGGAAAACGACATGAAACACGAGACTTTGACCATTTGGAGCGCGGAGGACTTTGCCCGCCCGGAGAAGCTGGCGGCGCTGCGCGTGGGCGACGAGGTCGCCTTCCAACTCAAGAACGGCAAAGATGCCGCCTTTGTGGTGGCGGACATCACCGACAGCGTCCTTACCGGCTGCCTTTTTAAGGGCGTGCGGGACATGGCCATGTACGACGGCCGACGCTGGTGGAACACGGACTATGTGAACTACCCGGAGAGCGACGCCAGAGAACGCCTCAACGAGGAGCTCCTGCCCCTGCTGCCGGACGAGCTGGCGGCACTGTTGGTGGAGCGCACCATCACCCAGACGGTGGACGGCGAGGCGTACAGCTGCACGGACAAGCTGTGGCCCCTGTCCGCGGTGGAGGTGTTCGGCAAGGACGCGCCGGACTGGATGCAGCGGGACGATACGCCGGACAAGCCCCTGCCGTTCTTCTCTGAGAGTCAGGCCAACCGGAAAGCGTACCTGTGGTATGCCTGGCTGCGCTCGCCGATTGCCAGCAACAGCAGCTATTTCTGCAGTGTGTACACGTCGGGCGCCGCGGACGCCAACCCTGCCAGCTCTTCGCTTGGCGTCGCCCCCGGCTTTCGCATCGACATCAAGGCCAAGACGGCGGAGCCGGCGCAGGACTGATCGAAAAGGCCATCCCCCGGCGCAAGCCGGGGATACGAAAGGAGCAGAGCATGAACAAGAGAAAGAGCCGCGGCGCCAAGTTCGCCGAAGGGGAGCAGGCGGTGTGCCTCACCCCGGCGGCTGCGGAGAGAAACGGCGGGCACCCGCCCGTAGGCACGGTGCTCCGGGCCACGAAGCGGAACGGCGCGTGGGCCTACCAGGTGCAGGTACGGGACACGGACCGCATCGAGACCTGGTCGGAGGACACGATGGGGAGGCTGGCGGTATGAGCGCCTTCGGATGGATATGCGCCTATATCGGCGCGGCGTGGCTGGCCGGAACGGTGCTGAAATGCGTGGAGGCGCTGGGCCGGTGACAGAGACACGGATGGAACGGAACCGGCGGGCGCGGGCCTACAGCCACGCCTGCCGCATCCGGCGGCTGCGGAACGCCCTGTGGGCGGTGGCCGCCGTGCTGACGGCACTGCTGGCGGTGGAGCTGATCTGGCTGCTAAGCAGCAGACCGGCGCCGGAGGGCACCGCGCAGGAGCCACAGGAGATGGCGGTCCTGCTGGAGCCGGAGGTCACGGAAAGCACCGGCGTGTTCACGGTGACGGGCTACTGCGCCTGCTGCACGCCGTACAGCCACCTCAACCGCTGCGGCGACCTTGTGCTAACCGCCAGCGGAGAGTGGGTACACCCCGGCGAGGCGGTGGCGGTGGATCCGGACATCATTCCGCTGGGCAGCACCGTGACCATAGGCGAAAAGACCTACAGGGCGCTGGATACCGGTGTGTACGGCTATGTGGTGGACATCCTCATGTCACATGAGGATGCCGCCGCTGCCGGCGCCAGAAGGGAGCTGGTGACATGGAAAACCGACCTAAGACAGGGAGAAACGCCGAGCTGAAGCCCTGTCTGAACTGCGCCGAGCGATACATCGGATGCCACGGCCGGAACGAGAACGGGAGCTACCGCTGCGGGAAGTACGCCGAGGTGGAGGCCGCCAGGGCCGAGGAACGGGTAAAACTGGCCGCCTACCGGCGGGAGAAGGAGATAGACCGCTACCAGCGGCACAAGATCAACGAGTACAGCGCAAAGGCCGAAAAGGCCCGGCTGTGCGGAAGGGGACGGTGAGCATGGCCGAGGGAAAGGGCAAGAAGGACGATTTCCTGTGGTGGGTACAGTGCGAGGGCCACTACGACGTGCCGGTGATCGCCCCCAACTGGGAGCTGGCCACGGTGGAGGCGGCGCACCTGTGGGGCGTGCCGTGGGCCAAGGTGGCCGCCAGGTGCGAGCTGCGGGAGAAGCTGCCGGTGGTGCGGAACGTGTGCCAGCGGTGCGGCAAGATCTTCCACGGCTCCGGCCCGCTGTGCGATGACTGCATCAGCATCATCCGCATAGAGGAGCAGCGGAAGGCCGCCGCCAGAAAGGACTACTTCCGGCGGCTATATGCCGGACACTGAGGGGCCGGGCGAGAGACAAACAGACAAACAGGAGGAACTGTGCGATGAACGAGTATTTGGACAAGGCGCTGGAGAAGCTGCGCGGCGCAAAGGCGCCGACGGGCCAGCGAGAGGCCGTCGTGTTCAAGCCGGTGGTGGCGGCGCTGGAGGACTTCTGCCGGCAGGACGCGGAGTTCGCCCAGGCGGTGGTACAGGGCGGCAGCGTGGAGGATTGCGTCAAGACCGTGCTGAGGGGCGTGGGCGGCAGCCTGAGCGACCTTGAGGCCTACAAGCGGGCGGCGGCGTTCTTCTTCCCCGGCTGCGTGGTGACCATGAAGCTGTCCATTGCCATGTGCGAGCACGACGTAGTCCCGGCGGCACCCCAGGAGCGCAAGGCTGTGGTGCTGGATCTGGCGGACTTCTGGTGAGCGCCATGATGGACGAAAAGGAGAGGGCCTCCAAGCTGGAGCGACTGGCCCCGAAGCCCACAGCGCAGGAGATGGAGGCGGTAAACGGACTGTTCCGGCACTTCCTGTTCAAGCGCTGCGGCAAGGGCGAGATATGGACTACCTGCTGCCGGCGGCATACCTTTGTCAAGCCGGACACGGACAACGCGGACGAGCTGAGAGTGCTGCGTGTGCCCCACACGCCGGAGCCACGGAACGGCTGGGACCATTCGCCCACGGTGAAAAGGCGCTGCAGGTGCCCTTACTGCGGCGCGGAGGTCACGGTGAAGGAGCTGCGGTACTCCGGCGGGCGGGCCAACCTGTGGAGCTTCCGGCGGGCGGTCATCCTGCGGCAGTGGCGGGGCGCCCTGTGGGCCACGGCGTGGGACTGTGACAAGAACTACAGCCGCGTCGGTATGAACGGTGAGCCGGTACTGACGGAGCTGCCGGAGATGAAGCTGCTGGGTGTGTACCGCTTCGCGCCGGGCATGGCGGAGCAGGCCACGCGGCCATGGTGGTGCAGCGGCGGCACACCCATGAGCTACCACCGCCAGACCGCGCCCGGCAAGAGCAACGGACGCAAGGGCGGGCTGTGGAAAGTACATTCGCCCTACACCTACTGCGCCGAACTGGGCAGCGGCTATGACGTGATCGGGCTGCTGGAGGCGGACAAGGGCTTTATGCGCTGGTGCGGTATCGGAAAGATACACTTGCCATCGGACGATTTTGTCGAACTGCTGACGGCGTGCTGCTTTTATCCCAGGCAGATCGAAATGCTGGTGAAGCTGGGGCTGGAGGACGCGGTGAAGGACCTTGTGGGGCGCGGCGTGCGGAACGCCGACATCATCAAATGGGACGCGGACAAGCCCAGGGACTTTATGAAATGCACGCCCAAGGAAACGATGGCGGCGTGTTTTTCGAGGGAGCCGCTGCGGGCGCTGCGGCTGTATATCCGGCACAGGGACACGCCGCTGAAAATGACCATAGAAACCGCGGCGTGGCTCGCTGATGCCACCATCGGCTGCGGCGAGGAGAACTACGCCGTGCGCCTGCTGAAGCGGCTGGGCGTCACGGCGGAGAAGCTGACGGCCTATTTGGAAAAGAACCGGGTAGCGCTGCAGGAAGGCGGCAGGCCCGGCTCCGGCACCCGGAGAGGGGTGCTGCAACTATACAAGGACTATCTGGACGCGGCGGAGAACTGCGGGATGGACATGGAGAACCCGCTGATCCTCATGCCGCGGGACCTTGTGGAAAAGCACGACCGAGTGACGGCGGCGTGGAGCGCCATACAGCGCCAGCGCCGGCAGGCACAGGCCAAGGAAGCTGAGAAGGCCGCCATGGAGGCCTACAGGAAGCGGCTGCACGGCCTGTCTGAGAAGTATCTGTTCTGGACGGACGACTTCCTCATCCGCGCCCCCGTCAGCGCCGACGAGATCGTGGAGGAGGGCAAGGCGCTGAAGCACTGCGTAGGCGGTTACGCTGACCGGCACATGACGGGAGCGACAACCATCCTGTTCCTGCGCCGGCGTGACAGGCCCCACACGCCGCTGGCGACCATCGAAATGAACGGCAACGCAGTCGTGCAGGTACACGGCTACCGGAACGAGCTGGAGGGCTGCGCCGACAACCCGGACCGGGAGAGCGCCAGAAAGCTGTACGCCGGGGTGCTGGATCCATGGCTGAAATGGCTGAAGGCCGGCAGCAAACGAGATGAGGACGGCAGACCGAAGCTGCCGAAAAAGAGAGCGAGGAGGAACGCGGCATGAGTATGTATGACATGATAGACACCACGCCGGAGGGGTATTCTGAGGGCGAGGAACTGAGCAAGATGTTCAGCGAGGATGATATGAGCGAGGCCTTCGAGGAGCGCGACATCGACGTCATCACGGAGGAGATCAACTTCTACAAGCAGCAGGCCGGCATGGCTATTCTGGAGATCGGCAAGCGGCTGGTGGAGGCCAAGGCGCAGCTCTCCCACGGGGAGTGGCTGCCGTGGTTGGAGAAAAAGGTAGAGTTCTCCGAGCGCAGCGCGCAGCAGTATATCCGGCTGTGGAAAGAGTACGGCAAATCCGCAACCGTTGCGGATTTGGGCGTGCGGAAAGCCTTGGTACTGCTGGCTTTGCCGGAAAATGAGCGCGACAGCTTCGCCGGTGAGACACACGCGGTGGACGGCGCAGAAAAGACCGCCGCGGAGATGACGGTGAAGGAGCTGGAGAAGGCCGTGGCGGAGCGCAACGCCGCCCGCGAGGAGGCGGAGCAGGCCAAGGCTGATCTGTACGCCGCCCGCGAGGCCGCCAAGGAGGCGAGGGACCGTGTGGAGGCCCTGCGGGGAGAGCTGGAGGTGCTGAAGAACCGCCCCACGGAGGTGGCCATCGAGCAGAAGGACGCCACGGAGGAACAGCTGGCCGCCGCCCGGCAGGAGGCCGAGGCAGCAGCTGCCAGGCGGGTGGCGGAACTGGAAAAGGCACTGGAGCAGGCCCGCGGCGCTGCCGCAGCGGCCGAGGACAGGAAGGAGACCGCCGAGGCAGCGCTGCAGGACGCCGAACGGGAGCGCGACAGCGCGCTGGATGCCGCCAAGGGCTACAAGGCCGAGGCGGAGGCCGCCCACAAGCTGGCCGCTGCCGCCAGCAATGAGGGCATGACCAAGTTCAAGGTGGTGTTCGATCAGACAGTGGAAAACGTGAACACCCTGGCGACGCTGCTGCAGGCGCTGCCGGACAGCCAGCAGGAGAAGCTGCGGCGGGCACTGCTGGCGCTGGCCGACCAGGTGCGGAAGGTGGGCGCGTGACATGGCGGAGCACTGCGGAAGCTGCGTGTGGCGCTCCGGTCGGGATGGGTACAAATGCGACTACGCCGGCAAGACGGACCACACGCGGAAGGCGGAGTCCCCGGACGGGTGTACCTACTACCTGCGGGGCGACATCGTGACAGACGGCCGGACAGCCCAGCGACTGTATCGCAAGGTCATGGCAAAGAGAAAAGCGGCGGGGCTGGCGTGAGCCGCCCCGCACCGCCCTCTTTTGAAAGTGGCTGCCCGGTATCCGGGCGGCGGCTTTGAGGAGAGGAGGCGAGGGTGTGAACCTGCGGAACCCCAAGGAATACTGCGAAAACCTGCTGTGGATACGCACAAAGAAGCAGACGATGGCGCACCTGCGCTTCAACGACGCGCAGAACAACCTGTACAGCGTCATCCGCCAGCAGGCGGCACAGGGGAAGCCCATCCGCCTGATCGTCCTCAAGGGGCGGCAGGAGGGTATCTCCACAGTGACAGAGGGGCTGATGTTTCAGGACACGGTGACGCGCCCCAACGTAAAGACGCTGATCGTGGCCCACGAAAACACGGCCACGGCCAACCTGTTCAAAATGAACAAGCTGTTCTACGACAGCCTGCCGCCCGGCGCACAGCCCATGCGGAAGAACTCCAACGCCAAGGAGCTGGTGTTCGAGAACCCCACCAAGGACGAGAAGGAGAAGCGCCGCCGGCCGGGCCTGCGGAGCTCTATCCGCTGCCAGACGGCGGGCAAGGGCGGCGTGGGCCGAAGCGATACGCTGACCAATGTACATATCTCCGAATACGCCTTCTGGCCCAAAAACAAGGACGAGCTGCTGCTGGGCATCATGCAGGCGGTGCCGGATGAGCCGGACACGATGGTGGTCATCGAGTCCACCGCCAACGGCTACGACCACTTCAAAGCCCTATGGGACGACGCGGTGGCAGGCGTCAACGCATGGACGCCGGTATTTCTGCCGTGGTATCTGGAGCCGGGGTACCGGAAAAGCGTGCCGGCGGGCACCGTGTGGAGCGACGAGGAGGAGAAGCTGCGGCAGGACTTCGGGTTGGACGACGAGCAGCTCATGTGGCGGCGCTGGTGCATCAAGGCCAACTGCGGCAACGATGCGGCAATGTTCCGGCAGGAGTACCCCAACACACCGGACGAGGCATTCCTGCTCAGCGGCGAGGGCTACTTCGACAACGCGGCACTGGGCCGGCAGCGGATGCACGCACCGGCGCCCGACTCCGTGGGTTGGTTCGTATTCGACGAGCCGGCGGAGCCGGGGGCAGCGCCCCGGAACTGGCGGTACGAGCCCGGAGAGACCGGGGCGGTGCGTATCTGGCAGACGCCGGAGAAGGGCGCGCCCTATGTGCTGGGCGGCGACACAGCCGGAGAGGGCAGCGACCGCTTCACGGCCTTCGTGTTGGACAACCGCACCGGGGCGCAGGTAGCGGAGCTGCAGATGCCGCTGTCCGAGATACAGTATGCCCGGCAGATCTACTGCCTGGGCCGGTACTACAACGACGCGCTGACGGCGGTGGAGGTCAACTTCTCCACCTACCCGGAGAAGAAGCTGGAGGAGTGGCACTACCCGAAGCTCTACCAGCGGGAGCGCTTCGACACCTTTAAGAACGTGATGGTCAAGTCCCAGGGCTGGGTGACGTCCCCCAAGACGCGGCCCCAGATGCTGGCCACGCTGCACACGGTGATGGACGAGGAGCCGGGGCTGGTGGTGTCGGCGTGGACACTGGGCGAGATGATCACCTTCGTCTACGACGAGAACCGCAAGCCGCAGGCGGCGGTGGGGGAGCATGACGACCTTGTGATGGCGGCGGCCATCGCCCACAGTGTCCGGCCCCAGCAGCGCTACACGGCGGAGGCCATGGCGGCAGACCGGCGGCACTGGACACCGGATATGTGGGAGGACTGGCGCCGGGCCGATCCGGCGACGCGGAAGCAGTTGGAAGCGGAGTGGAAACACTCCGGAAAATAAAAACAGGAGGAATGTGCGACATGGATTTTTTCAGTATCGTATGCGGCGCGGCGTCGCTGCTGTGGCTGGCGGCCGGTGCGCTGGCGGTGGAGGACCACTGGCGGCAGCGGCGTCTGACCAAAAAGAGCGAGGAGGCGCTGGACAGGCTGCTGGAGGAGGTGTTCTGCGATGAGCAAGAGGACTGAACTGGTGGGAAGGCTGCGGGAGCTGCCGCGAGACACGCGAAAAGCCACCGTGGAGATCTATGACCTGTGCATCGAGGCGTCGTATGAGATCGAGGAGCTGACGGACCGGTGCGCCCGGTACGCCGAGGAGATCGCGGTGCTGCAGGAGAAGCGGAAGTGGGTGGACGCCGGGGCGCGGCAGCCGGAGTACGGTGTGCCGGTGCTGGCGGTGGCCAGCGGTAAGGCTGGGAACATCACCCTGTGCAACGCCGTGGTGTTCGCCACGTTCTACGACGGCTGGGAGCTGGACGACTATCCGCAGGCGGAGGACGTGGCCGTGAAATGGTGGATGCCCATAGTGGAGAGCCCGGAGGGAGCAGAGCATGACGGATAAGGAACTGATCGCCAGCCTGCGGCGGCTGAAGGTACAGACCGGTAGCCTCGCCTGCCTGGGCTGTGGGAGAGAGCATAACTGCGGGATCCACGGCTGCGCTATTCTGCGGGAAACTATCTCCTTTGTGGAAAAGAAGCTGGCGGAGGGCAAATCCCGCAGCGTGATGGAGTACCGGGATGGGCAGTAAGGTGAACCCGCGGCGGGTGCCGCGGACGCAGAAGGACGTGGATGCTGCCTATGACCGGGGCGTCACGGAGGGCCTGCACCGGGGCATTGAGCTGATGCTCTACGTTCTCATCGACAAGCACGCCGCGCCCATGGACGATGTGCAGCAGCTGGCCCGGGAGCTGAACCACGCCGCCGGGTGCGTGGCCGATGGCTACATCACATGGGCGGATATCCGCCAGATGCTGAAGGAGAACGACGTGGAGGTGGTACTGGAATGAAAACGAAACGAGAGGAACTGCGCCGGAAAACGGTGCACTGCCCGCAGTGCCGGGGCATGACGCCTCAGAGCTGCCCACGCTGCGGCGGGGTGGGACTGGTCGTGGTGCCGGCCACAAGGGGTGACGCCTTCCGGCGGATGACGGACAGGGAGCTGGCGGTGCAGCTGTTCGACTTCCGCTTTGACGGCTACGCCAAGGCGCAGGGCGCGGAGACCGCCCTGCCGGACACGATACATAGCATAGAAAACTGGCTGAAGGAGGAGATGGACGAATGAAAAGGAAGTTTATGGCCTGGCTGAGCAGACTGCGGTGGAAGCTGGTACACAGGCTGGGCGGTGAGAGACCGGGCAGCCGGGTACTGGTGGCCCAGCCCAACGGCCCCGGCGTGTCCAAGGTCGAGGTGAACTACAGGTTCATGGTGTACAGAATGGCAGACCTGCTGGATGAACGCCATGCGGGGATCGTGCGGGAGGCGGTGTGGCACCGGCTCGTCCGGGAAATGGACGCGGCGGGGCTGCTGCAGTACGAGCTGTATCGAACAGGCGAAAACACCGTGACGGTCGTATGCAGCCTGCAGGGGCTGTCGGCACCGGCCATGGAAAAGCGCCTCGCGTGTATGCGTACCGGCGCCTCCGACCGCGTTCTGGAGCAGGTCGCGGAGAGATGGAACGGATTGGAAGAAAGGAGGGGGGGCAGTGAGACGCCTGCAGATGTCGGAGAGCGAGATCGTGAGCAGCTACCGCACGGCCCGCGATCCTAAGCGGCAGATCGGCATACTGGCGGAGCTGAACGCGGTGACACCGCGGGAGATCCGGGAGGTGCTGGAGGAAGCCGGGGCACTGATGCTGAAGCCACGGAGCCACGGCGGCGGGCGGCCCCTCAGCTTCGACGCCGCCGCGGCGCGGCAGATGTTTGAGGCAGGCCTTACCGACGAGGAGATGGCCCGGAAGCTGGGCGTGCCGGAGAAGCGCCTCGCCGACTGGCGCCGCCGGCAGGGGCTCATGCGGCCGAAGTACAACAGGGCCCGCGCGGCGGCCGAGGCAGAAAAAACAACGGCTCCGGCGGCTGCGCCGGAGCAGAAGGAGGAAAATATGACGGTGATGACAAAGAGTGCCTCCGCGCCGGCGGAGAAGGCCGAAAAGGTGGTGACGGTGGAGACACTGTTCGACCTGCTGCGGGGCGCGGTGGATGCCGGGTACGGCGAGGCCCCTGTGACGGTGGAGCGCTGCCGCTTCACGGAGATGCGCCTGCGTGTGGAGCTGCTGATGACCGGCGGGCTGCGCGTAGGCGGCGAGCCGGTGGCGGTGGAGCTGGAAGGCGTGCCGGAGGCAGCGGCGGGGAAGGAGGACTAAACCATGGCGGATGTGAATGTGGCGCTGCTGGTGAGCCAGACGGTGACCGAGGCCCAGAGCCAGAGCCGGATCAAGATGGGACGGGACTATGCCAGCTTTTACGAGGCGTGGGCGGTCCTGCGCCAGCGGATCGAGGAGACCAAGCGGGACGCCAAGGCGCTGGAGAAGCTGCACAGCGAGCTGTGGGACGCCATCAAGGACGGCAACGAGGACGAGGCCCTCATTGAGATGGGCGCCATCAACGCCAGCGCAGCGGCACTCTGTGCGGCCTTCGCGGGCATGGCGGCGGAGGCCCAGCGTGCCGTGGAGGAACAGACCTAAACGAGAAAAAGCCCAGCCCCTTCCGGGGCTGGGCGATGGTATCGGCAGACATTGGTATAGCCGCCCTGGCGGGCTGAAGGACTGCGCTCATGCGTGGTGTACTGACGTAGGCAGGTCGGGGCGGCGATATGAGTGTCTGACTACCTTATATATATAATACGCGCAGGCGCGTATCTGTGGGCTCGTTAAAAGCCTATGTTTGGCGGGAAGGCCGCTTGCAGCGGAGGAACGGCACCGCGTGACGGCTCCTCCGTGGACGGCGGGCAGGCGGCTTTACCGGCGGGCGGAGAAATGAACAGGCGGCTCGTGCGGGCACGGGCGCGACCTATGCTATTTTATCGCGGGAGAGGGAGGGTCATACCATGACGACGGCGAAGGAGGGAATGTACATGATCACCAAGATCACCAGCGGCTCCGTGGTGGAGCGCCGTAAGACCTATGTGGGGCGCAGGCCATCCCGGCGGGGGGCACGGATCAAGGGTGCCAGCAGCGAGAAGAAGCAGGAGAACAACCGGCAGCAGGCCATCCTCGCCCTGGCGCGGACACTGAACTGCAACTATGCCAACGGCGACGGGTATCTGACGCTGTCCTTCACCGACGAGGCGCTGCGTGATTGCGGCGGCACGCTGGCAGGGGCCAAGAAGGAGGCGCGGAAGTTCGCGGACCGTGTGGCCTACCGGATGAAGAAGCACGGCAAGGTGCTGAAATGGGTGATCGTGCCCAGTGAGATGGACGGCGAGACCGGGGAAGTGGTGCGCGTCCACGTCCATGTGGTCATCTCCGGCCACGGCCTGCGGCTGGAGGACGGCGTGTTCTGGCTGTACGGCGAGAAGCTGGACGACGTGTGGGGCAACGGCACGGTGGACGTGCAGATCCTCCGGCGGCAGAAGGACTACTACCCGCTGGCCCGGTATCTCATTCTGCAGGCGCGGGGCGTGGCAGATGAGAAGAAGTACAGCGTCAGCCGGAACATGGTCAAGCCGAAGGTGGAGCATTTGTACACCTGGTCACCCGCGCCGCTGCGGGTACCGGCCGGGGCCTCGGCGCTGCCGGGGACGCGGTACGACCCGGAGGCAGGAGTGAACTTCGTGCGCTACATACCGGCCCAGCGGGATCCCACCCGGAAGGTGGGCGGCAGCAAGGAGATGGCCGTGGCCTATGCCGGGGAGCCGGTGGAGGGAGGTGACGGGGATGGGGTTTAAGAAGCTGCGGGGTGTGAAGCTGCCGGAGGAGAAGCAGGGCTTCATCCGCTACACCTGTCTGACGCTCGCGGAGCAGCCGCGGTGGATACAGGAGAAGGTCAAGTACACCTGCGACATGGTCGGAGGTGCGTACAGCCATGCCCTTTTTGAGCTGATGACCACCCGGAAAAGCGTGACGGCCATCTCACTGGACCACGCCATCACGGAGAGCGTGCTGTACGACATGAGGAAGGACTTTTACGAGAGCTGGTAGGATGCCTGTTTTCTGGGATAACTGGCACGCTTTAACTGAATGAACTGCCCGGAAGCTGTGATTTTGCACGGCCTCCGGGCTTTTTGCGTTTTTCCGCATTTCCGTGATAACTGAACGTTGAAGTGTTGCACAATGGATAAAACGGAGAGTATTCACCGGCGGGAAAGGAGGCTGGCGGCGTGGCTGACAGGACGGAAAAGCGGCTGGGTGAGAAGCAAAAGCGCTTCGTGCGGGAGTGGCTGGTCGATATGAACGGCACGAGGGCAGCTATCCGGGCCGGGTACAGCGCAAAGAGCGCGGCCAACACGGCCAGCCGCCTGATGAAGGATCCGGACGTGCAGGCCTACCGGGACGAGCTGCTGAAAACGGAGTTTGAGGCACTGGGCGTGACACGCCACTCGCTGGCGGTGGAGGTCTGGCGCGTGTACGAACGGTGCAGCGCCGCCAAGCCGGTGATGCAGTGGGACAGCGATTTGAAAGCCTATGTGGAAAGCGGCCAATGGCAGTTTGACGCCAAGGGCTGTTTGAAGGCGCTGGGAATGCTGCACGACATGATCGAGCGCATGGACCGGCAGGACGACGAGGACGACGCCGGGGATTATGAAACGATGCTTGCCGGCGGGAGCCGGGAATTTTGACAGGAGGAAGCCATGAACAGGAAGGACCAGGAGAAGCTGCAGGTGTGGCAGGAGCGTCTGGCGCTGGCGGAGAACGCCATCGCCGGGGAGCGCGAGAGGATGCTCCGGCGGGAGCAGCAGTACGAGGGCGGGCACACCATCTACGCCCCGGACGGCACCAAGGCCAAGGAGAGCCTTGCCAGCCATGTGCGGAACGTGAGCTTTGAGATCATCGAGACACAGGTAGACAGCACCATCCCCTCGCCGAAGGTGACGGCGGTGCGGGAGGAGGACGAGTGGCTGGCCGACGTCATAGAGGCTATGCTGCGGGACGTAATGGACCGGCTGCCCTCCGAGCGCATGAACGACGAGGGCGAACGGCTGAGCCCAGTGCAGGGCGGCTACGGCCTGCTGGTGGACTGGCTGGACAGCGTCAGCGGCAAGGACTGGCTGGGCGACCTGAAGGTGAGCCTTCTCCACCCCTACGGCATCGTGCCGCAGGCCGGCATGACGCAGGTGGCAGACATGGATTTCTTTTTCCTCAAGACGCCGCAGACGAAGCGGCAGATCCGAAAGTTCTACGGTGTGGACGTCAACGACGAGAACGAGAGCGACCCGGACGCCCGGCGGCTGGGCGCGTCGGCGGACACCACGGACCAGCTGGTGACGATGGTGACCGCCTACTACCGCAACGGCAAGGGCGGCATCGGGCGGCTGCGCTGGGTGAACGACGTGGTGCTGGAGGACCTGGAGGACTACCAGCTCCGGCGGGTACACCGCTGCACCGCCTGCGGCGCCGTGGGCGACGGCAAGAAGTGCGCATACTGCGGCTCCAAGAAGTTCGAGGACGAGGTCATGGAGTACGAGGAGCTGACGGAGGACATCGTGCTGCGCAGCGGCGCGGTGATCCCGGCGGTCAGCACCGTGCGGGACGAGCTGGGCCAGCCGGTGGCGCTGGAGGCGGACGTGCTGCTGCCGCAGATGCAGCCGGGCGGCGGTCCGGCGGTGGCCATGACGGAGGCGGCCTACCGGCAGGAGCAGACGCGCATCCCCTACTACAAGCCGGACGTGTTCCCGCTGGTCATCCGCAAAAACGTGAGTATGCCGGGGCGGTTCTGGGGCAGCAGCGACCTTGACGCCATCTTTGACCAGCAGAACAGCCTCAACAAGCTCTGCACGAAGTTGAACACAAAGGTGCTGTCCGGCGGCAGCTTCACCACCGTGCCGCCCGGCGCGCAGTTCATCACCGACAAAGACGGCGTGCGGGTAGAGCTGCAGAACCCGGCGCAGGTGGAGATGATCAGGACCTTTAACACACAGGTGGACATCAACACAGATCTGGCCATGATGGCACAGATCTACGAGCAGGCCAGACAGACCATCGGCATCACGGACAGTATGCAGGGCCGGAAGGACCCCACGGCCACCAGCGCCGTGGCCAAGGAGTTCAGCGCCCAGCAGGCGGCTGGGCGTCTGGAGAGCAAGCGGGTGATGAAGCGGGCCATGTACCAGGACCTGTTCGAGGCCATCTTCAAGTGGATGCTGGCCTACTGCGACGAGCCGCGGACCATCCGGCGGACGGACGAACACGGCGACGTAGAGTATGTGACCTTCGACCGCCACGACTTCCTGTACCAGGACGAGGCGGGGGAGTGGCAGTACAACACGGATTTCCTGTTCTCCTGCGACAGCTCGGCACCGCTGGCCTCGGACCGGCAGGCCTTGTGGAAGGAAACGCGGATGAACTTCCAGGAGGGCGCCATGGGCAGCCCTACGGAGATCACGACGCTGCTGCGTTTCTGGGAGCAGATGGAGAAGCTGCACTACCCCATGGCCGGGGACATGGTCAAGAGCCTGCGGGATCAGATGGAGCACCAGCAGGGCCAGCAGGTACAGCAGACGCAGCCGACGGCGCCGGACAGCCCCGGCGGCAGCGGCGGCACGGAACCCAAGGCGGAGGAGCTGCTGGCGATGGCGGCACAGCAGGGAGGGGGCGAGATGGCATGAAGTGCCCGGAGTGCGGTCTGGAGATGATGATCTACAGCGCCACGGTGAACGCGGACGGCGGCAGCGAGACCGCCTATGTGTGCCGAAACCCGCAATGTGCCCGGTACGACCGGCGGCTCAGAAAAAAGAAGGACGCTCCGGCGGCGGACGCTGCGGCCGAAGCGTGAGGCGGCCCTCCGGGGCTGCGGTGGGTGGTTTCGCACGCCGCCCGGAGCCAGACAGATTTTCCTCCTGTCTTACTACCGGACGCCCTGCCGAAGGGCGGGGCATCCACCGCAGCCCCGGAGCTGCACAGGACAACGTTTCGCCGGCGGGACGGCGGGAAAAACCCGAATACGGCGAAAGGAGGACATGAGGCATGGAGAAAAAGAAGGGCTACATCGGCAGCATCGCCAACGTGGGCAGCCAGCGTGTGGAAGCGCCCGCCCAGAAGGCGGCGCCTGCCCAGAAGGGCACCGTGCGCTTTACCGGTAACGACCTTCGGACCGGCACCGGCGCCACCAAGGGCAAGCGCAAGTAAGCGTGTACTGTTGACGCCAACAAAACATCGCCGCCTATGGGCGAGACATTTCGCTTGGCCCCGGCGGAAAAGGGGCGTATTCGCACCGAACGCGGAAAAATCGGAAAGGAGAACACCATGAACGGATTGACGGAACAGGACTATGCGGAGGCCTTCGGCGTGGAGCTGCCCGATGAGGGCGGCGAGACAGGAGGCACGCAGGAGCCTGTGGAAAACGGTACCGGCGGCGCCGGTGAAGAAGGCGCGGCACAGGAACAGAACACGGAAGCCCATGAGGACGGCGGAGATCCTGCTGAAGCGGGAGACGGCGCAGCAGCGCCGGGCGCGGAAGCGGGACAGAGCGCCGAGGAGCGCAGCCGACAGGCCTACGGACGCCGGGCGCGGGAGCGCGAGGCGGAACGGCAGGCCATGACAGCGGCGGCGCAGGCCCGCGTGGACGCGGTGTATGCCGACCTGTTCGCGGGCCAGACGAACCCCTACACCGGCCGGCCCATCCGCACGGAGGCGGACTTCCGGGCCTATCAGGAGGCCAAGGCCAGACAGGAGCGCGAGGAGAAGATGCTCTCCGCCGGCGTGGATCCGGCGGCGCTGCAGGGCATGGTGGATGACGCCGTGAAGCCCCTGCGGGAGCAGGTGCAGCGCCAGCGCCTGGAGGGCATGAGCGCTGAAGCGCGGAACGTGACCGCACAGGCACAGGCGGCCATCCGGCAGGGTCTTGAGGCGGTGCGCGTGAAGTACGACGGCAGCGTCCAGAGCCTTGAGGACATTGTGGCCATGCCCACCGGGGCAGCCTTCCGCGACTATGTGGAAAAGGGCTTGTCCATCGAGGACGCCTTCTATATGGCCAACCGCGACGCTGTGGACAAGCGGCGCATGGAGGCAGCCAAGCAGGCCGGCATCAAGCAGGCCAGCGGCAAGCGCCACATGGCCCCGGTGCCCGGCGCTGCGGGTGAGGCGCCCTATGTCGCCACGCCGCGGCAGAAGGAGCTGTACCGCGAGATCAATCCCAATGCGACGGACGACGAGATCAACGCCGCATACGGAGAATTCTACAAACAGTAAAGCCCCGACACGGGGCGGGAAAGGAGATAACAAACTATGTTCATGCTTAGCAGAATGCTGGTGGGCAATACGCCCCCCATCGTGTATATGCAGCCCACTGACAGCGAGAGCTACCAGGTGGGCGAGGCGCTGAAGCTGGACAGCGGCAAGGTGACGCTGTGCAGCGGCGCCGCGGCGCCCAGCCATGTGTGCGTTGGCCCCATCGACGACAACGGCGTAGTGCCGTGCGTGGAGGTGCAGAAGTACATGGAGTTCGAGACCACCCTCGGCGTGGCCCCGGAGGACTCCGCGACCGTCGGCGTGGGCGACAAGGTCACCCTGCACACCGACGGTATGCAGGTCACCGCCACCAAGACCGACGGCGTGGCAGAGGTCACCGGCATCGACGGCCAGACCGTCGGTTCCCGTGTGACGGTGAAGTTCTGAGCGAAGAAAGGAGATACATAACATGAGTGGTTTTCTGACCGTTTCTATCGGTTCCGGGCTGAACGGGACCATCTACGGCGATTGCCAGGTGCCGCTGAAGGCATTTCTGGAGAGCCGGGGCGAGGCGTTCCAGCGTGAGAGCCTGCTGCCCTATCTGTACCGCATGGAAAAGAGCCGCCACTGGGCGGAGCGCTATTCCAGCGAGACCGCTATGGGCGACTTCGAGCCTGTGGGAGAAGGCGGCGATTATCCAAAGACCGGCTTTGAGGACGGCTACTTCCGGGACATCGTGAACATGACGTTCAAGCAGTCCTTCTCCGTGACGAAGGAGCTGGTGGAGGACTGCCTGCTGGGCACCATGAAGCAGCGCGCCAACAAGCTGGTGACCGCCTACGGCCGCACCCGCGAGAAGTTCGGGCGCATCCTGTACGCCGGCGGCCTGTACGGCACCACCGTTTCCTACAAGGGCAAGACCTTCGCCTGCGGCAGCGCCGACGGGCAGGCCCTGTTCTCCAAGACACACCCCAACAAGGTCAACGGTGCCAAGCAGACCAACCTGTACAAGTGCGCCTTCACCAATACCCTGCTGGGCAAGATCGAGACCGAGATGCAGAACATCAAGGGCGACAACGGCGAGCTGCTGGGCGTGGCCCCGGACACGATCTGGATCCCTAACGACGGCGCGCTGAAGGACGCCGTGTTCTCCGCCGTGGGCGCCGACAAGGAGCCCACCTCCGGCAACAACGCCTTCAACTACCAGTTCGGCCGCTGGAATATCATCGTGGATCCCTACCTGACCGCCGCGCTGGCCGACATGGGCAAGAGCAGCGAAAAGCCCTTCTTCCTGCTGGACAGCAAGTTCATTGAGCTGAACGACGGCCCCATCTTCCAGGACCGCGTGCCGCTGGAGGTCAAGTCCATCATCGACACCAACAACGACAACAACGTATGGCAGGGCCGCGCCCGCTTCGGCGCCGGTTTCGTGGACTGGCGGTTCATCGCTGCGGGCAATATGTCCACCGGCACCGACCTCACCTAAGAGGAAGGCGGTGGCGGCATGACATGGGGAGATGTGAAACTGGCTGCACTGCAGACCATGTACTCCAACGAGGGCGCTGTGCTGACGGAGGACGACATCAACCGTGAATATATCAATGCCATGCCCGCTAAGGCCAACGAGGCGCTGCAGCAGATCGCGTCCGTTGGCCGCCCCATCCTCAAGTCGTGGCAGATCGAGGTCGACGCCGACACCGACGAGCCGGTGGTAACGGCGGAGAAGCTGATCCTGCCCAAGACAAAGGACCTTTACAAGATACCCCTGCAGGACTACCTGCCGCGCTTCCGCTGCCTGAACAGCAGCGAGGTCATGTTCGCCGACGGCACCGCCTACGGTACCGCGGAGGACTGGAGCATGGAGGGCGACGACGTGTTCGTCATCCCCGGCTGCGTGGTGGGCACCTACACACTATGGTACAAGGCATACCCACAGACCATCACGGCGGAAACGCCGGATGAGGAGGCAATAGACCTTGCGGCGGAGGCCGCTGTACTGATCCCGCTGTATATCGCAGCGGAACTGTACAAGGAGGACGACATCTCCATAGCGACCATATTGCGGAATGAGTACGAGGACGGTCTTGTGAAGGTGCAGACAGCTTACGCATCCAGCGGATCGGGCATCCGGTCCGCTGGTGTTCGTAATACGACAGGGTGGTGGTAACGCATGGCTCAATTCACGGTCCCGGCGGCAAGCAAGAAGTACAGCGTGGTGGTGGAGGCGTTCCGGGGCGTCGACCTGAACAACAGCCCCAGCAACGTTGACAAGTCCAGGTCCCCGGAGGCCCCCAACATGATACGCGACCAGGTGGGCAAGGTCCGCAAGCGGACCGGCTACACCACGATGGTGACGGCCTACGGCAACGCGGCCATCAACGGCATCCACCGGCTGGCCGGCGAGGTGCTGGTCCATGCCGGCGGGAAGCTGTATCGGCGGAACATTGGCACGGACGGCGCGTGGACACTGGAGGCCATAGGGGACATGGCGGACGCCAAGAGCCGGAGCTTCGTATTCGATGAGAAACTGTACCTGCTGGACGGCAGCGTGTACCGGGTATATGCTGTCTCTTATACACATCTCCGAGCCCACG